TCCTTGTGAACCGCCAGATTCTGCGGCGATTGCTTGCCGCTGATGCTCGAGAACGACGCAGCCGGCGTGTCGAACACGTAGATCGCGGTCGAGGTCGCCGGGAGGTTCGTGACGTTCTGGAGTTGCGAGCCCGGCCCGATGATGGCCGGCGCAATCGGGATCGTCATCGCCCCGCCGCCGTCGCTCGTGGTCGCCGTCACGACGAACTGCATCAGCGATCCGGTGCTCTGATACGACTGCGGATTCACTGCGTTGACCGGCGTCGAGGTCGAGACGAAGCTGATCACGTCGCCCGCGTTCAGTGTGGTGGAAGTCCACGCCTGCGTCACGATGTTGCTGGAACCCGAGGTCGGCACGCCGTTCGTGGTCGGCGTCCCGCCGAGCGTCCCCACCGTATGCACGTAGATTTGCTGGTCCATGTACCAGTCAAAGCCCGCCGTGCGCCCCATCATCGCTTCCTTGTACTGCGTCTTGATTTCGTCAGACGCCTGGAACAGCGACTTGAGGTTGTCCACGATGGAGATTTCCGCATCGGGATTGACGAACATGCAACGGTTCCCGTCCATCGGCGCCGCGTTGTTGTCCAACTTCGCTTTGGCCCGGAGATACGTGAGCAGCGTCGTCGGCGTGGTGCCCGGTGTCCCGACGAACTGATTCAAGCCTTGCGCGAGGTTGCACACGTCCTGATCGATCAGCGACGACAGCCGCACGATCTGCGGCTCAAGCACCCGCTTGCGGTAGTTGTCGATGTCGAGCGTGAGATTCTGCGAACTGACCTGGGTATCCACGCCCCGCTGATACGAGAGCGTCAAGGGAACCTGAGTCTCCGTGATCGCTTCGATCTGCGCAGCCTGTCCAAGCCGGCCGAGATAGCGCGGCGGTTTGCGGATGTTGAGCGTCTGACCCAGCACCGTGCCCCCGAACTCGAAATCATTCGAGTATTCGGAGTTGATGTGGATCATGACGTTGTACGTGTTCTCGAGCACGTCCAGCGCTTCGTAGGTCACGATGTCGTTTGTTAAAAACGTGTTTGCCATAGCGGTGCCCTATCACTTCGGGACCATTCTTACCGGCTAACTTGAATGATCGCCGTGGACAAAGCACCTGCCGTCGAGGCCGGAGAGGACGACGGCTTGGCGCGACCGACTAACTACGCGGCTATCTGACCCGGATGCTTATTCGACTTCCGTCCGTTCTCGCTCTTGGTCAAGATCTGCAAGTTGTATTCGACGTGCAAACCACAAACATTTCGACCACACAGCGGATAAATATGATCAACGGTGTGCGCGATACCTGTTTCACGGCTCAATCTAACAGCCTCCGCATAAAAGGTCGCGATAGCTGCTTTGTTCGCCCATGAAGGTGTCGCCAGCATCTGCATCGCACGCCTGGCCGCAGTTTTCGCGGCATAAGCGCTCGGATGACGAGCCGCCCATCGTCTTTGCTTCTCGCGAACAATCACTCGATGCGTCAATTCGTAGATGCGCTTACGTTCACGAATGACCGCCATATGCCGAAGACGATAGATCCGTTGATTGGCGCTTAGTTTGTCGCGATTCGCGAGACGCCAAGCCTTGCTATAAGCCCGCTGCTCTTCGCGATGCGCCTCATTATAAGCACGGCGAGTCAACTGATTCTGGGTCATCGACGCCCCGTTATACCACGCTCAGCAGCCCGCCGTTCTCTATATCCACTGCGGTCGAAGTCAAAACCGCTCTTCTTGATTAACTCACTTGATGGAACTGGAGTCGTTTTGCTACCCGATCCGACCGGCTGGTAGGGAGCGGGAGCAGAATTAACGGTGCGAACTCCCGTCGAGGCCGGAGAGACGGCGGGGTCCGCAGGAACGAGACGCGCAAGGGCGATCCCGAAGTCGATGTCGGACAAGCCCGCCAACTGGTTGGCGAGCGTCGCATCGCTGGCGATCGTGTGCATGAGATGAACGGCCGACGGATGATGCAAGACGTATTGCGTGCGACGATCGGCGATCACGGGATCCGGCGACAGGTTCACCGTCGCACCGGGCCCGCTCGTGATCACTGCATCGAAATCAGGATAGACCTTCAGGGCCTCATTGCGCACCGAGGTAAAGCGATCCTGCACCGTGCGCTGCTGGCGATCCGCATCGAGGTTCTGCCGAATCCGCCCGTCGACGTCCAACGCAGTGAGGCGCTGTTCGCTTTTCCAGTCGGCTAAATCTTCGATGAACTCTTCGTAGCTCTGGTACGTGGTACCAATGGCATCAACGCTAGGCTTGGCGCGAGCAGCGGATGTCTTTTGAGGCTGAGTGGGCGCAGCAGGTGTCTGAGCTGGCGCCACTGCTGCCGGAGTTGGTTGGCGTCGTGCCGCTTCGAGCTGAGACTTGAGGGCATCGCGCTCCTTCTCGGCCGCTTCCCGTGCGGTTTTCTCCGCGTCCTTTTCGGCATTGAGCGCTTGAAAGCGGCGCTGTCCGCGCGTCAGCTTTTCCGGCTGATCAGGGGGCTGGACGCCACCTTCAGGCGACGCCGCAGTCTCAGGTTGCCGGCGGTCCTGAGCACCAGCCCCCTCATCAGCCGGAGCGTGCCGCTCCATGACCGCTTCGAGTTGTTCCGTCGTGGCCCCGACCCCGGACAAAACACGCCCGTCCTGCTCCACCGACGTAATGGTCAGATCCGCGTCACTCATAGTTCAGGTGTCGTGTAACTATACGCCCTATTTGAGCCACAGGCACGCAATTCAACTCCGCAACCAAATCACGATCGCCAAGAGGGTCAGCATATTCAGCCCGATGTCGAGCGCCAATTCCTTTGGCGTCCGCTGGCGAATCTCCCGTGTTGCCAACATCCCCAGCTTGACGATGATGTCAGCCGAAAAGATGAACACTAACCAATAAAACACCAGATGATCCATCAGCGAGCCTTCCGTTTGTGAAGGAACGGCCCAAGGTTCGCGCCCCGGTCCCGCGGGAGCGCAATATCGCCCCGTTTCGGCTTCGGCGTCACTAGATCCCGCACGCGGTCGGCCCCCTCTTGCGCCAGCGCCCCGACTTTGGCAATCGCCTGACCGGCTGCAATGACCGGCGACGCGGAGGCCAGATTCTCAATCAACGGCCGGAAGTCATTGAGCTTGGTTGGCATCTCGTTCATTCCGTTCTGCTTTTACAAACTCATCCGACATTGATGTAAATCGTTTCAACCGTGCCCACTCCAACAACGACTGCGTGACCCGATCGGTAATGGAATCAGATTGCCGATACGCCTCCCGCGTCCGCTGGAGCCGCCCTTCAGACATCGCCCCCGCTCTCATTCGGCGACGGTTCCGGCGCGATCGCGGCCGCATGACTCGCCTGCTCGATTGCCTGCTGATGCTCCAACGCCGACAGCGCCGCCTCATGCTGCCGATCGTGCTCGTTCTGCGTCGCCTCGTGCGCGATGTCCGTCTCCTGTGTCCCAATCCGTGCGCGCTCTTCAAGGAACAGCGCGAGCCGGTCCACCTTCGCGCCGAGCTCGGCCACCGCGATCTTCGTCTCCGCTTCCGTCTGAATCTTCCAGCGCTGGAACTCTAGATCCGCCGCCGTCTGCCGCTCTTCGCTCTGCATCTTCATCGACGCGATTTGCATCTGCGCCTGCTGCTTGGCCTGCTCCTCCGCGTGCTTCCCTTCCAGCGCTTGCTGCAACTGCTGGATCTGCTGCTGCATCGCCTGCTTTTCGGGATCCTCGCCGCCTTCTTCCTCATCCCGCAGCCCAGGCGGTAGCGCCTTCCGCAGCTTCTCCGCGATCTTGTGCGCGCCGGGGAATGACAACTGCTCCACATAATCCGGCGTCGCCACCGCCGCCATCTCCGGCGGCAGATGCGGAATCAGCTCCCCGAGCGCCGCCGCGCCCTCTTCGCGCTTCGTGGCATTCGCCTTCCCGACTGTGACCGTCACCGCATACCGGCCGCGCGTCGGGTCGAAAAACTGCGCTTCGCCTTCCTGAAGCTGTTGCGCCTCTTCCGGGCTGAGGATTTTCGGCTTGCCTTTCTTGCCAGGGATGTAGGGTTGCCCCACCACATGCTGTTCCGGCTCATCGTCCAGACCCAACGTGTGGAGGATCTGACCTTTTCGAGTGATTTTTGGCAGCACTTCGACCATCTGTTCGCCAGCATAGATAAGTGCGCGGGTGACACCATCACCATAATTCGACGTGCTCAGATCCGCCTGCCCCTGCAACGCTTGAATCGCACGGCCTGAACGGTCACGAGAATCAGGCTTTCCGAGGCTCGGATCAAACATCCCTGTCGTGGCTTTGATCGCCTCCTCAGAGATCCGCATCATCTCGACGCCCGCCGACACGCCGCCCGCATCGCGCGGCATCAGCTTCGGCTCGGGCATCTGACGCCCCTGCGCGTCAAAGGCGTCCCACGGCGCCCAACTGTAGTTGTAGACGTTGAGGGTTTGATAGATGTCCTTGTAGGCATCCACCGCACCAGTAGCGGCCAAGATCGGCGTCTTCGGCATCAGGGCGAAGTTTTCCACGGCAGCCGAATACATGAAATTGACCATCCGCTGCGCGTCCATGCCCTCTTCCACGATGCCGCGCAGGAGTGCCTTGCCGTCCACATTCAATTCTTCGCCGAGCACGGGAATCAACGGGATCCGTGACCCGACCCACGGCAGCTCTTGCAGCACCTTGGTTGCACAAATCATCCGGCCTTCGATCACCGGCCGCTGCACCGTGCGCTTCTGCAGCGCGTCCTTCGGGAACTCGTCCACCTGCTGAATCGAGCCATCCGCCAGGACCGCCCATTTCTCCGTGGTATACGTCACGCGCCAGTATTCCGCACGTCTGACCGTATCCTTCGTGACCCAATCCTTGCAGACCGGATCGCCCGTGGCGGAGAAGTCTTCCAGGCTCCGCAAGTCGGCCTCGTCCCCATACAGCCGCTCAAACTCTTCTTTCGCCAAGTCCTCCGTCACGAACATGAACTTCGCATCAGAGCGGGTTGGCTTATTGGCGCTCGGATCGCAGTAGACCGTCAGATTGTTCGCGATACGCTCAAGCCGCAGCTCCTGGTCGAAGACTTCCACGCCGGGCTCGTCTGGCGCTTCCTGCACGTATTCGGTGCGAATGCGGAACCAGCCCATCCCACCCTCAATTGCACCATCCGCCGCCCACTCCACGGGCGATTCGCCCCGCGCCTGGTTCTGCACCCGCCGCAGGTAGCCCTTGATGATTTCGGCCGTGCCATCATCCGCGCCGCTGCCGTTCGCGACCACATCGATCGCGAAGTTCGCCGTCTTGATGGAATTGGAAATCTGCCGGGCTGGTTGGGAGAGGCGGTCAATCGTCAGACAGGGCCGCGGCGGCTGCGCCCCGACGCCTTGTAGTGCGTTCTTGCCTTCGCGGGCCGTCTTGATGGCTGGATCCCACTGGTTGCCGGCCCGGAACTCTTTGGCGGCTAAGATCCGGGTGCGCTGCGCTTCTTCGGCTTCAGACGCGCGCTGCCAGCGCTCACGCGCCTCCACGATGATGGGATCGAGGCCAGCCGTCGCCGGGCGGCGTTTTGCCATTAGCGCGGTTCAGCGGCTTTCTGATTCACGAGGTCCGCAACCGCTTGAACGGCTTGCTTGCCGTCGCTTTCAGGCACGAACACGTTCCGTGGGCAGATCCAGATGGTCGAACCAAGAAGGGCATCCGCTGGTTCCACGGACACATGCTCGTCCTTTGGTCGGCCGCAATTCGCACAATTCATTGGATCGTTCCGTTCGTCTGCTCGCCAAGGTCCGCCGCGAACTGATCCACGCACGCCTTGTGCGCGTCTTCCACAAGGCCGTCTACCAGAACGTCACAAATCTGCCCTTCGACAATCGGCTGCTTGCAGAGGTAGCACAGCAACACGATCTTGTTGTCGGCCGTCACATGCAGCGTCATGGCGCCCACTTCCGCACGAGCTGCAACCGCTGCCGCTGAATCTCGAGCAACGGCCAGAGCTGTTGGTAGATGTCCCGCGTCTTCTGCGGATTCTTCTGCGCCTTGAGCAGTTGCGCCTGGAACACGGGCGGCGCCGCCATCAACACGAAATACGCATACATCGCGTCCAGCGCGTCGGTGTCCACTTTCAGCGCCGCCAGCACGTTGCCCCCGATGCGTCGCCACGTCTCCTTGCCCTCGAGCACGACGTGCAGCAACCGCATCCGGTCGCGCTCAATCTGCCGGATGAAGTCCATCATCTGGTCAGAGAGCAACTTTTCGCGTGCCGTCGCATAGCCCGCATTTGGCAGATCGGGCAGCCGTTGATCCGCGAACTCGTCAGTCATACGGGGAGGCCGCTAGTCTGCGCCCATCCCAGGAGAAACGCAAGGAGCCACATCCCCATCCAGGCGTGCGGGCCGGCCACCGGGCGCAGCCCGCTGCTCGCCGGCTTCGGCTTGTCGTTCGTCATTTGCTCCTCAACGACGGCAGCGTAGCGGTACATGTCAGCCGGATGCGAGGCCCAATTATGATACGGCGCATCCCGAAACATGCCCTTTTTCTCGTCCCATTCCTGCTTGTATTCCCCGATCGCGTCCAGAAACACCTGACAGCGCGTTTCGTCAATCCAGAGCCGCGGAAACAGGAGCCGCCCCGCATTGATCCCGTCATCGATCCCGATGTCTGGCACCACCTCGAACCGCCAGCCGAGCTTATCCGCCGTCTCAAGACGGGTTTTCCCAGTGCCGATGTCGGTCGCTCGCACATCATGCGGGGCAAAGTGCTTCCCCCACACGTAGGGCTTCTTCTGGAGCTCGGCGACCACTTGCGGGATGCCATCACTCTCGATCCCCTGGTGATAGTCAATCATCTGCATCGTCCGCCCGAACCGCTGAAACATGCCGACGCTCATCCGTGGACCTTTGCCTAAGTCCCACACATCATGAACCTTGAGCGCCGGATCGTACGGCACACGACCCACGCGCTTGTCCTTGATGGCTTCCTCGAGCAGCTTGCCGTAATAGGCGCCCTTGATGGCGGCGGATGGCGACAGATACCACTCTTGGTCGTATTCCGACTGGAGCATCAGCCCTTTGGCAATCTGGTCGAGGTCATCCTGCATCGCGCGGCGAATGGCCGTGATCGTCGCGCCATCTTCCGTGGCGAGCGTCACATCGACATCCTGCCAGAGCGAGAACCAGCCCGCATCGTACTTCGCCGCCTCATACGTCCGATAGAGCTGGTTTTTGCCTTTGATCGTGCCCTCGAAAATGCCGTAGCCGAGATGGTCGGCGAGTCCCTTGCTGACCACTTCCCCGTGGATATTCGGCGGATGCTGGCTGTATTCGTCGTAACTGATGCCCGAAAACGGCAAACCCCTGAACCCGTCGGGATTGTCCGCGCCAAACAAGCGCACCGTCGTGCTCTGACTGTCGGGGTTAAGCGGCCCCGTCATGCCCACCGCCACGCGATTCGGCGCTTTGTCCTGTCTGGGATATTTGACCGAGAGTTCGGATTCGTTCGGCTTGGCGTGCGGGACCACGGACGCAATGCGCTTGAGCGGCTCCCATGCGACGCCCTTCGCCTGCACCAGCGACGGCAGGACATGCCCATACTGCCGGAATTGCTGGAGTTCCGTGATTTCCGCCTCGGTGAATTTGGGCTCAAGGAATCGGAGCCGTGCGGCCTCCCAGTCATCATCGAGCGCCGCCCGCTGATGATGGTTGAGCGTGGCCGTCGTCTTGCCGGCCCGACGATGCAGCACAATGGCCGCCCAGCGGCGATACGAATCATGGAACGGCTGCGCCCAATTTCGCGGCTTATACGGAATCTCGATCGCGACTACTTTTTCCACGAGAAGATATGCCGCACCGGGCCGCCATCGTCCCCAGTAACCTTCACTTGCTCGGCCGGCTTGTCCAGCGCCCGGTTCATCAGGTCCATGTAGGCTTGGGTGCTCGGATCCCGGCTCCAGAACTCCCACACCGCCTCGGGATCTTCCAGCGCCGCGATGGCCGCCTCCGCGCTCTCAACCTTCTTGAACTTGCCGTCCTTCTGGCGTAACACGAAGTGCTGCACGCCTTTGGCGGCGGCAATCTGGGCATCCGTCATGGGCGCGAGCTGCGCAATGACCATCGCCCGGAGCACCTCTCGAGCCGCTTCCTTGCTCAAGGTGGAGGCCGTCTTGGAGCCTTTGGGGCGCCCGCCCTTCTTGCCGTTCTCGCGAGACGCATGACCAGCCATGCTAGGTTGTCGAACCGAAAAACCTGAAACTCATCGGGAGTAGTTTACGCCTGTTCCGGCCCATCGGCTCCTGTTTCATAATGGAACACCGGAGCAGGGCCATCGTCATCGACCACCCAACACGCCCGATCCGTGAATAGATACCGGACACCGTGAAGCGTGACCTGCTCACGAATCGGCTCGCCCTCGATGGTTGCGGTACCGTCTGCGATATAAACCACTTGCGCCATGCTACGAATCCTTACGCCTGTTCCGGCACGGGCGCGAGGAGGGCCGTAGAGTGATCGTGGCTCGCCACGTCTTCGATGGGTTCAAACGTAATCCGTACCCGTGCCCCGAGCGCGTCCGCCAGAGCCAGCAGCGTCTTGAACGTCCAGCCGTCATAATCGGCCGCCTCGAGTCGAGCAATGGCCGACTGCTGGGTGTGGAGGCGCGTCGCCAGATCCACTTGTCGCAATCCTCGCGTGTGCCGCAGGGCGCGAATGGCTGCCGCGACGTCACATTGCGCCACCCCGGCCATATACCGACGACGAAATCGCGCATCGTGCTCAAGACGGTGAGCGAGTTCTGTATCAAGGGACAGCGCCCGTAAGGGACTCCGGCGCGTCGGGCGTGCGGGCATGGCACCTCCACGGGCGCGAGGAGAGCGGCGAGCTCATCGCGCCAATTCTCAGCATTTTCGATACACACGATGTCGTTCACATCGCGTGGTCCTGATTTCACCTCGCTGATGAGCGCCGCCATGCGCGCCACGAGCGGCGCGATCTGCGCCCGGAGGGCCTCTCGCCCGCGCTGCACATCGTGAAGCTCTGACTTCACCAGCGACAACTCACGAGCATCGTCAATCTGCTCCTGTTGTGCTCGCACGGCTTCCTGTCTAGCTGCGTCCCGCTCGGCTTCAGCGGCTTCGGCGCGCTGGCGTGTGGCTTCATGCTTCGCGCATTCGATGCCAAAATCGATCATCCATTTGTGTTCACGGGCTTCGGCGGATTCGGCGCGGGCGAGGTTGACGCAGCTTTGTTCGAAAAACCTCTTAGCATCGCGCTCGAATCCTTGACCGATGCGAAGAAAGTTCACTTTCTCATCACGGATTTCGTCCACCTTGGCGCGGAGGGCGGCGATCTCGCGCTCGACCTCGGCCCACTTGACCCACTCACCAGCAGGATCAACAACAAAGGTAGAGAAGCCATCGAGCCGTTCATCTGCTCCGGCAGGTTCAAACCGATACCGGGGCACGGCGGGGCGTGAAGGATCAGACATCAGAACCCTTTCTCGCGCGTGGTCAAATGGGGGACTCCGAACGCTGACCTACCGCGTCCC